CAACCCCAATCTTTCCACCACCCTACTAATACATCTTCATAATCAGATGGATTTAATTTCCTTATACTAAACTCCATACTAGTGTAAAGATACTAATTTTTACGGATAGCTTTTCATTACTTCAGATTCAACTGCAAAGAGTTCAGTAGCTGCGGTGCTAGTATTTGTAACGGTAAAGATACAATAGTGTCCCAGTAAACCATGTGATTCTGCTTCTGCATTTTTAATAAACAAGATGTATGCATCATTTATAGTTAAAGGAGAAGAGCCTGTAACTGATGTGGATATAGTGATTCTATTTATGTTGTTTGGTAAATCTACTTGAATGTTTGTAACCACACCCGCTAAACTAATCGTGGTATACGAAGGAAGAGAAAAATATAAATAATCTCCTATGCTTATAATACTTCCTATAGATACAAGAGGATTGATACTAAAGTTCAATGTACCTGTTGTTCCATTTACGGAATAACTAGTAGACTTTCCTATACCATTAGCAGATCTCATTGCGTATTGTCCTTGAAGTGCTGGCACATCACCTGTTTGTCTAAGATAAGCAAAGTATGCACCTTCCTTTTTGACAAACCAATTGTCATCAATAAATCCGTTTTGCTGTATATCTGTTTCAGCTACTGCTTGCCAAGCTGAGTCAGATTCTAAGTTCATTGTTTTAAATATTTTGTTTTCAAGAGGGTTCTGATTAAACACGCTTGTTATTTGTGAATTGTATTGAGCTCCATAATAGTTATTCCTAGTCTCATTTACATTATGTTGAAATAAGTTACCTCCATTAAATGTGTAAAAATAATTATTCATACCTAACATAAAATCTGGTATGTAAGAGTAAAAGGATGGCCATCCTTTTGATGATTGACTGTAAGTTAAAGTATACTCCGTATCAACGGGTGAAGGTATAGGAGGTACAATGCTTGTTGGAGCTGGTGTAGGCGTAGGGATTGGAGACGGACTAGGAGTTGGAGAACTACATACACTACTATTGTAATATAAATTGTAAGCTCCACCCATATATCCGTGATATAGACAAGCATAACTTAACACGCCAAAGTCTCCGCTAACAGTAATAGTTACATCTCCATAAAAATAATCATAAGTATTACCATCAGGCGCAGTTCCTGAACCTGCATTTGTTGCACCAGTGTATGATAATAAAGATGTTTTACCATAGTTTAAGATTGCAATAGGATGGGCGGAAGGGACATTTTTTAAAACATACGTTCCTAGCTGTACCCCATATTGACCCCAATTACCATTAAAGACATATCTGTTCTCTGTGTTAATATATTGTATTGTAACTGCATTTTCACCTGTTAAACAATAATCAGGAACTAGTGGAGAAGGAGCGACTACAGGAACAGGCGCAACAGGCGTTGGAGAAGGGCCAGGCGTTGGAGAAGGAGTGGGTGTACAAGAGGGGCTAGATGGTACTTTTGTACAACAGTCCGCACAATTTGTGTATGCTGAAACTATATCGTTAGAATTTGTTGCAGCTCCACCTTCTACTTCATAACATAAATTATCGCCTCCAATACCATAAACTGACATCAATGTATTACCTACGTTTGCATCTGTTGTTCTAAATGAAGTGGTATTACTTCCATCACAAGCAGTAGCAGCCCAATAAAAATAGACCGGTGTTGGGCCAGGAGCGACAGGTGTAGGTGTCACTGGAACTGGACTAGGCGTAGGAATTGGAATAGGGGAAGGTGTTGGTGTTGGAACAGGGGTAGGGTCAACATAACCACAGTTCGTTGTACAAGATGCTCCAGATGTGCTATATGATCCTGATATAGAGGTAACCACTATATTGGCAGGGACTTCTAAACAAACCTGTTGTGTGTCTTCTTCAGGTATTGTAACAGTAGTTTTAGTTCCGTCACAACAATTAATTGTAAAAGTACATTCTCCACCTACCGCCCCTATAGGACAGATAATATCATACGTTACACAAGCCATATATTATTAATAATATACAAAAATACGAATTTAATTGCTATGCTTTTAAATTCTTAATCTCTTCTATATCCTGAGACCTGCATAGTAAACTTATCTTTTTGACCAGCGTTACAAGAAAGGTGCAATACAGAGCTATCCCATAGTAAACCATCTCCTGCTTTCCAATCTACTGAAGTAGTCCATTTTTTATTATTGTGAATGTCTTGGTATTGAATCATGTGACCAATCTTCCAGTTTTCTAAATATAAATTAAGTCTAACTTTAGGGCGCTTGTCATCTGGATAAAGTTTTTTGAATTTAAAAAAAGTATCTCTATGTAAAGTAACAACATTGCCTGGAGGTTGCAGAATAGTAGACACAGTTTTAATATCCATGTTTAACTTGTCACCCCACCCATCAAATATAGGGTCGTCAATATTATACCATAATTGTTGTATGACTGTATTGTTTTCATCATACGAATAACCATCACCATATTCATTATATAAATCATTTTGTTCTTCTCTTTGATAGGATATGCAAGAGCCTTTATGAAAGTCATAATCCTGATTCTCAGGGAGAAAGTGGGAGTAATCAAAGTCTAGTTTTATTTTTTCTAAAATCATATTTTTTTTCAAAGTTAATTATTTTTAATTTAATTATAATATTATTAAATCATCTAAACCAGTATTATGAACCATCCACTTTGCATCTTTTAATGTATTAAGTATGGGTTTTCCTTGTATATTAAATGATGTATTTAATAATATTGGATCTAGTCCCTTGTTAGCCATAACACATAAGACGTCATATAAGTATGGATTTGAATCTTTTGTTATAGTCTGCAATCTTGCAGTGTTGTCGCTGTGTATTATTGATTCTATACTATTGGTAGGATTTTTAACAACAGCATTATGCGTCATCCATCTTGTATCTGATTGACATTGAAACCATATATGTTTATCCTCTTCTCTACACATTGGAGAAAAAGGTCTAAATGCTTCTCTAAATTTTATAGTTTTATTTAGCTTATCTTTCATTCCCCTTTTTGGCAAACAAAGTATAGAGCGATTACCTAATGCTCGTGCTCCATGTTCGCTCCTACCCTGCACTAAACCTAATATATTTTCATTTATTATTTTATTGGCAAAATGATGAGGAGGTATATCGTTAAATGTTTTGTTTTCAAAAGGTAAACCTAAATACATACTGTTTATAGGTTTGCTTGGTTTAATTATTTCTAACAAACAGCCTAGAGCTAAACCTCTATCATCTGGATTTGGTGAAACAAAGGCGTTATGCCTTGAGTTGTTTATAATATTCATAGCTCCTCCTCCGCAAAATATTAAAGGCATATTATTTTTATATCCATCAATTATATTATTAAATACAGATTCAAAAACAAATTGTGATGTTGCCGCAATATCTTCAGGGCTACCTTTTATATTTAAAGATTGATACCTTTCATGAGCTGTGTTTACATTATCTATACTTTGTCCTAGATAATAAGAATAAAATTTTGAAACTAAAGAGTAATCAATTTTACCTGCACCTGCAAGCCCCATTATTTTTCCAGCATATACCAAATTGCCCCACCACCAATTATCTTCTGTTTTAATTGGATCTAAATAATGAGCTACTGCTGCATAAGGAACGCAAAGATCTATGCCAACGTTTGTTAAAAGTTTAGGAGATTGGCCTTTGATTGCATGGAATATTTTAAAAAACCCTTCTTCACTGCCACCATCAAAACTTACAACAATAGCTTCATTGTATGGTGATTGATAAAGACCGTTAGCGCAATGAGCAGTGTGGTGTGGAATATATTGGTATTGGTCAGAAGGTATTTGTCTATGTAGATTATTATCACTTGTAAACGCAACAACATTATATTTTTCCACGCCATATTTAATTTTAAAATAATTTAAAATATCCAACAGAATTTCTTCTGGATTAGGTATGGGAAAATGATATGCGAATGCTGCATTTTTTATACCAACCCACCTCTCAAGCTCTACGACTTCTTTTATTTCATCGTTAACACTTATAGCTACTGCCGAGTTGTGACTTCCAAATAAACCTAAATTATATTTCATTAGTATTCTTCTACAAAACTATTTTCCCAACTAAACTTTTCTTGCCCCGTAAAACTATAGTTTAATAAAGTTTTACTACAATCTATTTTATTATTATAATATCTTAAGACATTTATATAATCAGTAAAAGTAGAATATCTAGTTCCATAAAACAATCTAGCATTAACACACATCAACGTATCTATTGCTATGGAAGATACCATATCAGTTTCTATAAAGTCATTTAAGTAATAACATTCATAACCATTTAAACACTCAAAGTGTTTTCTATCTTGTTCATCTGTAGCAATAAACAATGGGTGTGAAGTGTCTAAATATCTATCTACCATTGATCTTAAGTTACCAAATAATTCTGTAGTGCTGTGGGTTCTTGTCTGATGAAAGTCTCCACTCCTTACGTGAATAGCATTATAAGGTCTGTCTAGCAAATTCATATTGTATTTATCCCTAATCTTTAATCCGTTTTTTAAACTGTGTTTTATTTTAATTCGATTAGCGTCTGTTATCCCAGTAACTAAATGATACCAATGCCCAAACAAATTTCTAGGAAAATGAATAAACTTGTTGTTTAAATCAAACTCACTAACATCAATAGGCTTGTTATATGTATCCGGATTTACACCCCAGTTAGGATGGTTTCCCTCTGGCAAACACTTAATGTCCTTACAAATATCTTCAAAGTATTGTATGTCTGATTCATACTTTTGATACTCTGGTATATCTTTATAATCAACACAATCGAAATGTTTTACAAATAATTCTTTATCAAATAATTCCCAAAAATCAAAAAAGCTATCTTTAAGCTGATGTTCACTTAAAAACAAACAGTATATTTTTTCTGGCAAAATTATAGTTCTCTTTGTGCAAATTGCAATTGCACCTACCATTTCATAAGTCATCCTGATATTATTCAAACCACCCCACCACGTATCAAATGAAATATATTTTTTCAACTCTTATGTGAGTTTGTAGTGTACATAAAAATTTCTAAAAAATGTACCTCCAAAAGGTTCTTTTCTACCATGTTCACACACAGCTGATTCATATAATATCATATCACCTGGTTTGGCATACACTTTATACCACTCCCCGTCATGACCTTGAATATCTAATGGCCAATCATCAGCTTCAGGTTTGTTTTGACAGCCACAAGTTAAATCTTTATCTACGATTATTATAGATGAAATATGATGGGTTTCTACTCTATCTACGTGACACGCTAAAGTAGCCCCTCTTTTATAGGAACGAATACCATAAACATAGGATGGTTCAATTAAGGTATCTTTCATTGCATCGTGCATTTCATTAGCAATCCAATCTCTATGAACAGGAAGCAGCTGCTCGTGTATTAATGTTCTAATAGATGGAACAAAATCAAAAGATAACAATTCACTCTCACCCCCTTTAATAACATCTTTTTTGCCTGGAAAGTTTTCAGGAGTAACTTTGTCTTTCAATATTTCGTAGGCATCTTTGATTATATTCCAGGTTTGCTCTGGACATTTAATTACTTCAAAACCATTTTGTGTAAACTTAGGTATTTGATCTTTGTGAGTAAATTTTTTAACAGCAGAATTTTCAGTGATTTTTGGTTGTACAGATTCTTTATAAAGTTTTTCATCACCTGCCCCATCCCAATCATTTTCTCTCCACCACGCAGTAATAATATACTTTTTACCTTCTTCTAGTGTAACTCCTTCGTGCATATATTCCTCTAATACTTTTCCGTCTCTCATATTTTCCCACATAACTGCCTTACCTGTTTCTGGAATAACTACCATATTTTGATTTGGAAAGTTAGTTCCTCCTCCTTTGAAACCATCGTTCAAATAAATCATAAATGTGTGTGTTCTATTACCTGAAGCCAAGCAATGTTTTTGATAAGCGTCACCTGCGAAAAAATCATTATGAGGTTTAAAATACTGACCAACTTCGTAAAGTTGTCCTTGCATGGCTTCACCCTTTTTTATATCTAAATTTAATATACCTGCAATACGCTTATGAATATTATTAACAGTATCGTTGGATGTGTTTAGATTACAAGTACTTGAAGTTCTATAGTCAGATATAGCTGTTCTATCTGTACCGCCTTCTACTACTGAAGATCGTGTATGATTGGCGTCAATCATTTGAATTAATTCTTGACACTCAATTGGAGTCAAAAAATTTTTATACTGATGCATTAGATTTGATTTAATTTAAATAAAGTTATTGAATAAAATTCAATATAAAAAATCTTATGGACAACTTGTTGTAGTACAGTTGCTCGTAAATGCTGAACCGTTCCAGTATCTGTAGCTGCTACCATTGTTGTAGTAACCCGCTAACGCTGATCTATTACAATCACTCTGTCTGTCTAAAGCGGTTGCCGTGCAGAAGTCACTTGTGTTAATATAGAAAGTAACGTAATTAGCACATAAGAAGTTTGTGTCAGAAATAAATTCTAAACTCACACTATTACATACTACTGCAGGTGCAGGTGTTGGCACAGGCGCTGGAGCTGGAGACGGAGCTCCTTGACAAGCTGTACAATCTGTGTAACTTGTGTAAGAAGTGTAGTCATTAGTATTTTCTGTTCCCCCATCATCTTGATATTCATAACACGTTCCACTTACATCTAACACATTAGCAACACTGCCTAAATTTGTTCCGAATGGAGCTCTTATGTCAATCAAAACATCTCCACTACATTCTAGGTATCTAGCATATAAATATGTAGGAGCTGGAGCTGGTATTGGAGCTGGTACAGGAATAGGCGCTGGCACTGGGCTAGGTGTAGGAGTACAAGCTGCATCTACACATCCACTTGGATATTGATTCAATACTGTTGCACTAAAGTCAGCACTTGAACTTGGATTAGTATCATTAATGTACCAACAATAAGTACCATTCATATATCCAGGCGCATTTAATTTTAATGCAAAATTTAATGGATAACCTGTTTGTGTTAGCTCTACATAAAAAGTTGAACCGCCGCCATCACATCTTTTCATTTCATAAACCTGTGTTGAAGGTGCAGATGGTACAGGCGCAGGAACTGGTGCAGGTGGACAACCTGTTTCACTTGATATTAATTGTATATTTTGACAAGGAGATCCTTGGTCTGTAGGCACTCCTGGTGTTGAATTATAATAATAAAATATATTATTACTTGCGCCACCTATAAATCTTTGATTTGCACCTGGAGCACTTGAGAATGACTCATAACATCCTGGACTTCCATCACAAGAAATTAGGAAATAAAATAACGGCGCACTCGGAACAGGTGATGCAGGCGCAGGTATAGGCGCAGGTATAGGCGCTGGCACTGGTATCGGTATAGGCGCTGGCACTGGGCTTGTTGGACTAGGTGTTGGGACTGGCACTGGTATCGGTGTTGGAACTGGTGAAACCGGTGTTGGTGTCGGAGCTGGTATCGGTGTTGGAACTGGTGAAACCGGTGTTGGGCTAGGGCCAGGTGTCGGTGTTACTATATCTCTATAATCCCAAATTAAATATAAATTATTTTCTCCTGTTGACGGCATAGTAAAGTCTGCTGAATAAACAGTTGGAGCACCTGTTGTATCAATAGGTGTTGCTGTCGTTGCTGCACCCAACAAAGTAGTTATGTCAGTTATGCTGTTTGCATACGTTGTATTGCTTCTTAAATACCTAAAGTTATTCAGTGAAGCGTCAAATACAAAATCATCAAAGTTAATTTTGTTAGAATACATTGTTACAGTAGAACCATCTGGAGGTATTGCTAAACCTTGACCTCCTGATATTAATGTATATTGAGACACAATAAACGTGGTTGTTCCTGTTCCAAATAAAACTAAATCAGATTGAACAGCAGATGTTGTACTGCCGTTTGTCCAGTTAAATTCATTGTGTATATATTTCCCTGCATCAGCCGGGTCAGTCACACAAACACTGTATAGATTTATGGAAGTGGCAACTGGACAGCTCATTGTTATTTGGATAGTGTCATTTAACGTAGAATCTGTGCTTACAATAACAGTTGCTTGCTGTTCAGAGGTAGAATTTTTAGGGAATGTAAATGATCCGTCTTGATAAACAGCACCGGATGTATAAGTTACACCATTATATATTACCTGAATAGTATAATTTACCAGAGAACCAGCAGAAGTTTCAGTTATTAATTGGTTACCAGCTTCATCAGTCATTAACACACTTGTTTCAGATATTATATCTTGCTCCCCTTCATTAGGCACTACATAACTTACAGTAACTGTTCCTACTTCTTGTGTTACATCAACACAATATGTAAAGTCTTGGCCAGTTTTAACAGTTATATCTTTGCTTACTCCACACGCTAAACATAAAGGAACTTCAGGTTTTAAGATAGTATTAGATGTTAAAACATATTCGTTCATGTACGGGTCGTATCCGCCTAATTTTTGCGTAGTAAATGCGCTTGTAAATAAATCTCTAAACCAGCTTCTCATACCGCTTTCTGATATAACTACAAGCTGTTCGTTTTGAGCAGAGCTTCCAATTAATTGAATTACTGCATTTCTTTTAGCGTCTGTAAAATATTTGTTTTCTCCGTAGGCTACAAAACTTTCTGGGTTATTACTAATACCATAGTTTTCAATACGAGCTATCTGGTTTCCTAATATTTCTGGAACTGAAGCAACCAAACCACCGCCTGTAGAATCAGATATTAAATTTTTAGAAGCTAATACGTATGATATTTTATCTTCTTGTAAAGTAAGAATATCCGTCCTTCTTCCAAATAATATTTCAATATCACCATACGTTTCCTCTAATGGTTTAAAGTTTGCTAATCCTAAATTAAATTCATTAAGCTTGTTTACATTTGTTTCGTCATTAAATACGCCACTATAAGTTAAATCAGCAAATCTATGCGCTGCTTTATAATCTACGTTTGAAGTAGTGTAAACTCTATTTCCTAAGTTAAAAGATTTACCTGTAACAGAATCTCTTATCTTATAACTTTCAACACCATTACCAAATGCGTAACAATTAAAAAAGCCTGTGTTAACAACACCTGGAGTTCCAGCATTTATATTTTGATTCGTAACATTACCACTGTGGTTTCCAACACTATCTATAGAAAAAGATAAATCATTTTCATACCATACATCAGGTAAAGAATCTTGAGGTTCGGTTTCAAATACAATAACAGAATCTCTTCTGTATACAGTAAAAGAAACTCTTACTGTCGAATCCGCTGCTGAACTTCCTCCACAACATCTAGTACCACTTACCAATAAATAGTAATCATTACTTGCGGAATCTTGGTAAAATCTATAAAAATTCTTTTTAGTTGGATTAGTAGCAGTGCTACCCATTAAACCTGCAGCCTGTAATTGAGCTTTAGTTAAATTTCCTCCTGAAGCGGGAGCACCTGTTTGACCAGCTTCTACTGTGTTTATAAAAACATTTTCAACCGCATCTGATCCTGTTGAAGGATTTGTTATAGAATTATTTTCTATAGAGTTAGCAATATTAGACTGTATAAACCATTGATACATATCTGTATAAGTATCGCTAGCTACAAAGCTTTGTTCAAAAAAGTTTGTTCTTCTTTCACATTGATTACCCCTTCCCTCTCTTGTTTGCTCAATTTTCATTACAATTCTTGTTCCCGCTGGCACATTGTAATTAGTACCGCTTGTTACAAAAAAAGGATAAGCAAGAACTGGATACCTGTCACCTTGCCCTGCAGTTTCTGGATTTACTTTAATACTTACCACATCATCTGCATCATTAACAGCAGAAAAATCACTAGCATTCATTTTCATGTATGTTCCTCCGGGAACAGGGTTTGTTGGGGCTGGCGTAATAAAAGCTGCATCTTCAGTTGTTTTTTCTAAAACTGTAGCATATACACACGATTGCATAGGGCCTGCTGAATCTCTTTTTACAATTAATCTATCACCGTCTTCAACCTTCTTAATATTTTCTCCTTCTAATAATAAAAAAGCATTGTTAGAGTTAGGGTCTTCAAAAAATATACTACTATACACAGTGTTATAAGTGTCTCTATCAGGTTTTATGCAAAACTTATATCTTGTTGCCCAACTTGGAGCTCTTTGACTAATAGGGATATTTACTTTTATTTCATTTTTTGTTGTTGATGCAGAACACGGTATGTTTACTGTGTTATTTGGGCTTACTAAAGCGGTAGATGATCTATTAAAATCATCCATATATATTATACCAATTTCATAACCTCTGTTACTATGCAGACTTTCTGTGTTAGCTCTTTCTTGAATTGTAGCTGTTGCTGAAGTTAAATTAAAATATTGTATTATTAAATTAGTTCCACCATCTTGTAAAAATTGAGCTGCGGGTATTTGCAGTCTTATTAAATTATTTCCCACAGGAGCTGAGCCTAATATAGGTTCCCCTTTTGCCGGAGGTACAGCTGTTGAATTTGATATACCAGTTTGATATAAATTATATTGAGGCGAAGCACTTCCTAAAAAACCATCTATTGCTGCATTAAATTTATCTGTAAGAGTAACTCCTGTTCCTGCCTGAGCATTAGCTACGGTTTGAATAGACGCTTCAGTTAATCCAAACTTAGCTTGGAAATCAGTGCTAGAAAATAAATCGTTTACAGGGGTAGCTGATTGCGTAAAGTCTTGTTGTAAAATATAACTAAAAGAAACACTAGTTGAACCTTGATTTTCATCTGGAGTGTTTGTTCCAAACCAAGAGTTAAATATAAAAGTTAAATCAATATTTATTTCAGCTCCTTTTTTTAATTTATCAGTGTTATTTTCAAAACTTAATTCTAAAGTATTATTTGTAATAGTTGCTGAATTACCAAAAGCTTGGTACCCAAAACTTGCAAATGATGTGGTTAAAGATGTTTCTCCAATAGAATTGTTTTCAAGTTCAGTGGTATAAGTTAATTCTAAAGGAGAATTAAATATATCAGTTAAATCATATCCTTCTACATAGTTTCCATAAATAAGCCTATTACCCATTAATGTTTGAGCTTTTGCTTTTATAGGAACATTATCATAAAGTCTTAATATTTCCGATTCAGGTAAAACTGTAAAGATTTTACTATTTGTAAAAGTAAAAGTGTAATCTGTGTTATCCGCTAGATTATTATTGAGTTTATTAATTCTTTCTATAATCTTAATGGTAGGGTCGTTAGCTTCTTTAAATAATAAATCGACTCCAACTACTAATGAGCTTCCAGAGTTATAAGTAATGATAGCTCCATTAAAATTATTTTCCATTCCTTCATTTAAAAAACTATCAGCAGAAAATTCATACGCACCTGGTATAAAAGCAGGTTCGCTAAACTGAGATACAGCTGAGTATTCTCCATTAGAGTATCTATACCTATATGCAAAACAAATAAAGTTGTCCTCCATAAAAGCATCTTCTACCCCTGTTTGAATTAATTCAATAGGAGGAGACTGAGCAGGAGGTTTTTTAACTACCAGTAATTCCTCTGAAGTTATTTGATCTATGTTTGCAACAGGATTGATATAGTTAGAATTTATATTTACTACTCTTGGAGGATTTAAATTATCTGTAAAAAACAATAAATCTCCAATCTTATTTACACCTGTTATTAAAAATTTTGGGTCAAAATTTAAAGTAGTGTTTACATTAGTTCCGTTATCAATACTAATTACATGGTATAAAAGAGAGCCTGTGTTAGTATTAAAAGATACAACTAAATCTAATTTACCTGTAGCTCCTACAGAAAAAGAGGGGTCATGAACAAACCAATATATAGTTTCATTAGCACCATCTTCAAATGCTCCTATGCATCGAGCTGAAGAACTTAACGCAGTTCCATCCGTATATTGAAGTGTTGTTATCTGAGTGTTACCCTTAGAGTTTTCTACTGCACCAATTTCTGTTTCTTCTGTTGAACCTAGTCTTACGTTCAAAGCGTCTACATACTCACCGTTAGGTATAAGCCTTTCGTCAAGGCTTTTATTCATTCGGCCTGCAATAAAATTTCTTTGGATGTTTGCCATTTTATTTTATCCACTTATCTTCACCTCTCATATTCATAAGCAATCTGCTTGGGTGAATGTTACTCAATCTGATTTTTGCATTTCTTAACAATGCTTGTTTATTTTTTTTAGCTCTATTAACAATATACTCTTGTACGCCAAATTTACTATTTAAAATTGCATATTGAATGTAAGCATAAACATAATCTTCAAATAACTTGTTTACTTTTATTTCTGAATTATTTCCATTTTCCATGCCATCTGAAATATATTGTAAAACACATTGCCTGTTAGCCATAGTAGAGTCAAAATTTATAACACCAGCTTTTTTATCAATTGTAAACGTAGGATTTATATTGGCAGTTTCTGTATTTAATCCATATCTAGCGCCAATCCTAGAATTGTATATATCATCTTCACAATCTACACAATTGCCATTTACATCTACCTCATTGTTTTGATTTAAATAAATACTATTTAATGCTCCGCTTTTTCTTGTTTTATCTAAATCAGATTCTTCTGTGTTAACATTGTTACCCGCATCATAAGTAAATGTAGCAGTAGCTGTTTGTATATAAGAAACAGCTGATTGTACCTGTATGTTTTCAGTAAGCTCTCTTAGCGTGTCTCCGTGAAATAAATATAATTTTACCCAGTTCACATAATCCGACGGCAAAACAAATCTTAAATCATCATACACCGTTAACTCTAAAGCTTTAATTTCTTTGAATGCATCATAGTTTAATTCTTGAATAGCTCTTTTAGCATGAAATAATATTTTATATCTATTTTCATTGTTTACTAATGAATGATTTCCATCATACATTAATTCAAAGTTGGTTATAATGTCTTGTAAACTTACGTATTGATAAGAGCCCCAATTAGTATCCGTAGGATTTACACCATCATTGGTGTAGTATTTTTTTTGATTTAAGTAAGCCATAATTAAGTATTAGTTTGATTTTGTTGTTGCTCTTCTATTTGTCCAAACTGAAACACATCAGCTTCTCTTATTGATATACCAGCGTATTGTAAAATTCGAGCCACTAGATTATTAGAGTCATCAAGAGGTAATTCAAAATCCTGATAATCATTTTGTGTTTGATCAAATAAAGGTTCACCATTATATAAAGTAACATAAGTCCATTTAGGGTCTTTTGGATATCGTATGTACACTCCCTGAACATCAGTTGCTCCATTATAAGAAGAAGGATATACAGTAATAGAATCTCCTTGTTGCGTATAAGCAGGATACAATGTAGAGGGCGCTGTCAGAATAGAGTTGGTTAATAATTTAATTTTATTATTACTTACTTTCTCAGCTTCTCCTTGATATACACCACCATTAAAACAATTTACAGTATTTAATAAATAATAATCTGACCCTGTAGTAGAAGTAGAGGGTAAATAATAAATATTTCCTGCATTTTGTGTAAGCGTAGATGTAACAGAAAAACTATCAATTACTTCTTCATAACCAAGTTTTATATCAGCATATCCCGTTCCCGAAACCCTTGCATTTTCCTCGTTTATTTGCTGATTATAATTTACAAAATATTCGTCAAACAAATCTAATTGTGCTTGTTTAGCAAACAAATTGAAATCACTAGGAGATATATACCCATAGTTATTCTTGTTTATAATTGCAAGCACAGTATTTCTTACTGAATTTAT